ACGGTGGCTTCCATACCAACAACCTCTACAGGCGGGCGCTGATTAAGACTGCCGACCAGAAGTATATTGAGAGCCTCAAGGACTATGAGATGCCTGAGGTCTACGAGGCGGTCAACGCTATGCAGTCGGTACCTTTCAAGATCAACACCCAGGTGCTGGAAGTCCTTCGGTATTTCTGGTCAAAAAACCTCGAGGTCGAAGGCATACCCAAAAGAGAAGACCTTGAGGTACCAGCGCGGCCCCCGGATATAGACGATAACGAGGTAGCCCGCAAAGCCTGGAGGCGGCAGGCTGCTGCAATCCATGACCGCAACGCCCGGACGCGCTCTGAGAGACTGACGGTCACCAAGGTCATTCACCTTGCCGACAAGTACGCCGATACCCCGCTGTACTTCACGGCCCAGCTCGACTGGCGCAGCCGCTGCTACCCCACGAGTTACCACCTGCACCCCCAGGGTCCTGATTTCGTCAAGGCTATGTTGCTCTTCAATAACGGCAAGCCCGTGGGTAAGCACGGCACTGACGGGTACCGCTGGCTTATGATCCATGGCGCCAACTGCTGGGGGTTGGACAAGTCTACGTTTGACGAGCGGGTCGAGTGGGCTGAAGAGTTCCTCGCGGCTGCTGGCAGGATCGCTGAAGACCCCTACCACCACCGGGAATGGGAGGACGCCGACAAACCCTGGCAGTTCCTTGCATGGTGCTTCGACGTGACGGGTTGGTGGAATGACCAGTCAGGCTACGTCAGCCACACCCCGGTAGCCCAGGACGCCACGCAGTCTGGCATACAGATAATGAGCCTGTTATTGAGGGACCCTGTGGGGGCCGAGGCTACGAACTGCACCCCCTCAGATGAACCTCAAGACCTGTACCTCGCGGTGACCAACAAGACACTGGAGAACCTGGCGGCTGAAGCTGCCGAGGGTTCCGAGGTCGCCCAGATGTGGCTCGACTTCGGGGTGGACCGCAAGGCATGTAAGCGCCCAGTGATGACGCGGGTATATAACTCGACCCTGTTCTCCTGCTTGAAGTATGTAAGGGAATGGGTGAACGCGAAGCAGGAGAAGCAGGGTGGCCTGCCCCTGGAGGATAACTACCGCGCCTCACTGTATCTTGCGAAGACCATCTGGGACTCCATGGACGAGGTGATTGACGGTACGAAAAAGTGCATGAAGTGGTTGGGGGAAGTTGCGGATATTTGCGTAAAAAATCAAATCCCCGTTCGCTGGACCACGCCCGCTGACTTCCCGGTTAAGCAGGCGTATTACAAATGGTCCTCGAAGATGATTAAAACCAAGATAGGTGACACGATCAGGCAGCACTCGATCCGTGAAGAGAAGGAAGGGCTGGACCGCCGCCGCATGTGCAACGGACTGGCGCCTAACTTCGTTCACTCGCTCGACGCCGCGGCCCTGTTCAAGACTGTGATTGCAGCTCGTAGTGTCGGGGTGCATGACTTTGCAATGGTGCATGATTCCTTTGCTACCCTGCCCGCCGATTCCCAGGCGCTGGCTGAGAGTATTCGATTAGCGTATGCGCGTATCTTTGAAGATGATGTACTGGCAGGATTCAAGAAGGAGGTCGAAGCCTACCTGCCCACTGACGTAGAATTGCCCGAACTCCCTGAGTACGGGGACCTGGATATTTACCAGTTGCTCACGAGCGACTACTTCTTTTCTTAATGGAGGCCCACTATGGCTAAGTATAGTTCTAAGAGTCTGAAACCCAGACCCAGATTTACCACCCCACCAGGGACACTTGTGTTTCCCTGTTACATTGACGCCCCTGACCAGGAGTTCGGCGGCTTCCAGGGCGCGATCCGGTTGACCGGGGAACCCGCCGCTGCGTTTGTTGAGACTATTGATGAGGTCTACAACGGGTGGCTCAAGCAGTTGAAGGCTGAGAATGGTGGCAAGAAGGTCAAGGCCAACCGCGCCTTCCTTCCCTACTTTACTGCCGACACCAAGCCCTGGGCTGATATCGGTAAGGTCGCCCAGTCTTATATCGATGAGCTGCAGGAGGGTGAGGTCATTGTGAAGGCCCGCCTGAATGAGGCCATTCAGATGGGTGACGGGGTGGAGCGGAAGATGGCCCCCAAGATCTTTGACTCCTCTGGACAGCTCATGGCCGGGGACCTTCCCGCTATCGGCTCTGGCAGCAAGGCGTGTTTCGCTGGTCAGATCAATGCCTGGTTCAACGCGGGTAAGGGTGCTGGCCTGTCGCTGTGGATGGAGGCTGTCCAACTGATCGAGCTGGTTGAAAAGGGCGGTGTCCCCCAGGACGCGGAGGGCTTTGGCTTTGAGTCTACTGACGGCTTCGAGACTGAGAAGGTGGAAACCTTTGACGAAGCAGCCGCTGGCGCCGACGACAACGAAGGCGACTTCTAATGACGAGTGAGCGGGCAGAGGTAGACTGGGTCCTTTCAATCAATCCGATACCCTGCCCGCGCCCTCGTATTACCTCGAAGGGCTGGACGTACTATCCGAAGAAGTACCAGGCATGGAAGACTGAGGCTGAAGATCTCTTCATTGAAATGATGAAGGCTCACAAGCTGAAAGCCTTTGCCGGGGAGGTGGAGGTGATCGCTGTCTTTGTGGTCAAGCGCCCGAAGACAACGAAGCTCCCCCGCCCCAAGCCTGATATTGACAACTACCTTAAAGCACTCCTCGACGCGGGGACCGGGGTAGCCTGGACCGACGACCATATCATATCAGCCGTTGGTGCCAGCAAAGCCTGGTCGAAGCCTGAGGAAGAAGGGTGCATAAGGATAATGATAAGGGAGGTGCCAAGTGAAACAGAATGAAGCGATCCTTGAACACTTAAAAACTAACGGTTCGATAACTCCCATCGATGCCCTCATGCTATTCGGGTGCTTCCGACTGGGCGCCCGGATCTATGACCTGAGGGAGCAGGGCCACGCGATTGAGACTAAGAGGGTGACTGACAATAAGGGGAAGAATTATGCCGAATACAACTACCGAGGCGAGGGACTCCGACAGCAACTTTTCGCACTATGAACCTTGCGAGGTCTGTGGGTCCAACGACAACGTAGCCCGTTACGATGATGGACACGGCTATTGCTTTGGGTGCGGCGCGTATTACCACGGCGACGAACTCAGGAAAGAAGAGGAAGAACTGATGGAAGGTTTTATTCCACGGAAACCCCAGGCTCTCAGGAGCCGTAGCATACGCCAGGAGACTTGCAGTCTCGCGGGCTACGGTGTTGGAGAGTGGAAGGGCGTCAAGGTCCAGGTGGCTGACTACCGCGACGAGGCGGGTGAGCTGATAGCGCAGAAACTTAAGAGCGCTGACAAGCAGTTCGTGATCCTGGGTGACTCAAAGAAGATGCAGTTATGGCAGCAGCACCGCTACAAGAAGGGGGGCAGGCGCCTGCCAATCTTCGAGGGGGAGACAGACTGCCTGCAGTGGCTGGATAAGAACCCGCGCTACCCAGCAGTTGCCGTACCTAACGGGGCGGCGGGGGCGGCGAAGGCTATCGCACGAAACATAGAGTTCGTGGAGTCCTTTCAGGAAGTGATTATCTGTTTCGATGCTGACGAGCCGGGGCAGGCAGCAGCTCGTGAATGCGCGGCCCTGCTGACTCCCGGCAAGGCCAGGATTATGACGCTGCCTGGAGAAGCCAATGACGTCTGTGACGCAGTGAAGCAGGGGCTGACCAAGCAGTTGATTGAGTCCTTCTGGAACGCAAAGGTCTGGCGCCCTGATGGGATCGTGGCGGGCGACGAACTGTTCGACGTTATCACCAATGAAGACGAGGTGCCCTCGACACCCTACCCATTCGAGGGGCTGAATGAAAAACTCCTGGGCCTGAGGCCGGGAGAACTGGTCACGGTCTGTGCGGGTACGGGGGTGGGTAAGAGTCAGTTATGTAGGAACCTTGCTATCCACCTGATGCGGAACGGTGCGAAGGTAGGCTACATAGCGCTTGAGGAGTCCCTCGCCCGCACGGGCCTTTCGTTGCTGGGGCAGGTTATGAAGAAGCCCCTGCACCTGGGCAGGAACGGCACGACCCTTGAAGAGATGAAGAAGGCGTTCGATACAGAGATGAAGGACCGCTTGTTTGTGTACAACCACTTCGGCAGCATGAGCAGCGAGAACCTGTTGAGCCGCTGCCGTTACCTGAGGATAGCGGAGGGTTGCTCGTACCTTATCATTGACCACCTCAGTATCCTGGTGTCCGGGTGGGGTGACGGTGACGAGCGCCGCCTGATCGACAACGTAATGACGGCCCTGCGCTCACAGGTATGTGAGGCCACCGGGGCTGGCATGATCCTGGTGTCCCACCTGAAGCGGGTGGACGGGCGCTCCGCGGAGAGGGGAGGGGAACCCGAGCTGTCCCACCTGCGTGGGTCCCAGGCAATCAGTCAGCTATCGGACGCCTGCATTGCATTGAGTAGAGATACCATGGGTGACGACCCGAACCTGACAACCGTGCGTGTATTGAAGAACAGGTTCAGCGGTGACCTGGGCCTCGCGTGTTACCTGAGGTTCGACCCGGAGACTGGTACGCATACTGAAGTGAACCCCGAGTTTGAGAGTGAGGAGACACCCTTCTGATGGCTAACATGGTAGACAAGTCCTGCAAGGATACTGAGTGGTGGACACCGTTCCATATTGTACAGGCGGTGAAGATGTTCTTTGCTGACTCGCTGGCCGCGGGGGACCCTGCGATCCCCCTCGACCCTGCGACCCACCCCAGCAACCCTACAGGGGCTGAAGAGTTCTATTGTTCCGAGGGTGAACTGAAGCCCTGGAGGCATGGCACCTTCGTCAACCCACCCTACGGGAAGGAGATCAAGACCTTTGCCGGCAAAATCGCAGAAGAGGCTGAGAAGGGCTACCTGATCGTGGCGCTCCTGCCCGCCTCGCGCTGGGAGCAGGAGTACTGGCAGCGTGACGTGTTCAACGACAGGCTCACGGCTCTATGCCTGGTGCGTAAGCGACTGAGGTTCCGTAAGCCTGACGGCACCGAGGCGAAGTCCAACCCCTACGCCAGTGTCATGTATTTCTATAACGCAGAATGGAAGCATGTAATCAATACGTTCCAGCATGTAGGCAAGTGCGTTCGTATATTACCAGTTGAGGAGGCACCTGATGGAACGGTATAGACTGAACGGACAATACGACCGAGAGGATGGCACGAAGCCTAAGATTCTTTTCTTTGACCTTGAGACTGACGGGCTGGACCCCACGGTCATTCACTGCCTGGTGACCCTCGATACCGAGGGGAACATTGAGCGCTACAACT